GATTACGGCAAGACGCACACAATCTGCACTTGGCAAAGCTTGAATAATTTATTCAAGAACACAGCCGAAGCTGGCGAAGAAAAACTAGATGAATTCTTTTTTGAAGATATTGCTTGTGTAATCGTTGATGAGGTACATATGGCAAAGGCTGATGTTCTCAAGACAATGCTTACCGGAGTGTTCAGTAACATTCCTATTCGCTGGGGACTGACAGGAACCATTCCTAAAGACAAGATGGATCAGGTATCATTGCTTGTATCCCTCGGTCCCGTCATTGGTAAGCTGTCAGCAAAAGAATTACAGGACAAGGGTGTACTCGCACAATGTCATGTTAACATTGTTCAGCTTAAGGATAAGGTTGAGTTCACTAACTACCAGTCAGAATTGAAACATCTACTAGAAGATTCAAATCGCCTTGATACAATTGCCGCATTAATTGACAAAGTGAATCTGACTGGTAATACTTTGGTCCTTGTTGACCGAGTGAATGCAGGAAAAGAAATCGTAAGCAGATTAGGTTCCAATGCTGTCTTTGTAAACGGCGGCACTGGATTAACAGAAAGAAAGGCAGAATATGATGAGGTTGCCACGAGCGACGATAAAATTATTGTCGCAACGTACGGCGTTGCGGCTGTCGGTATTAATATTCCTCGGATCTTTAATTTGGTTCTTATTGAGCCTGGCAAATCGTTTGTACGAGTTATTCAGTCAATAGGCAGAGGCATTCGTAAAGCAGAAGACAAGGACCATGTACAGATTTGGGATATCACATCCTCATGTAAGTTTGCGAAGCGTCACTTGACACAACGTAAGCAGTTCTACAAAGAAGCCAACTATCCTTTCAGTATAGAGAAATTGGACTATTAATATCTTGACATATACAGTAAAGGTTGATATAATAACATCATGAGAATACTTACCCTTGAAAATACTTCGTATAATCTAGAGACATTGCCTGATGAAATAGATGATCTGCGATTTTCTATTTTAGATAACAGCGTCCCTGCTAATGTAGATTATCATTTTATACCCCTTATCTTTTTAGAATCGTTTAATAGTCCTGCATTGGTATTGAAGATTGCAGATAAAGTGATTAAGATGCCGATGGATTGGCAAGTGCTAATTGGTGAACAAGAGCATGGAGATTTAGAAGCATTACCTCTTTCGAGTCTTAATGACAGAGGATTCAATGCCTTTCAATTTAATTCACTGACATCATTTGTCCCGACATTCTTGCCTATTGAGATTCTTGATATCTATCCAGAAGTTACATGGTATGCACCCAGATTGAAAAATGGTCAATTTTTAAGCGTCCCTATTGATGAAGGAGAAAAGCCCAGATGCGTGTATTTCATTAAAGAAGTCAGTAGAAACTGTGAAATTGTAGATTATTCTTTAGCTTACTAAAAGGAGACGTAGTGATGACTGTATTGAAAGCTTACAAAAGGTGCGTTAAGCAGAAAAAAGAAGGTGATGTGATGGGTGTAGTGCGAACTTTATTCCCAAACATTCAAGTAGAAACCTTTATCGAAAATCGCAAAATTAGTACGCAGATTAAAAAATGAGAGTTCTAATTACTGGTCATAGCGGATTCATCGGGCAACATATTGTAGCACGACTAACAGATAAGCATGATTTATTTTTGCTTGAAAGCGACTTGCGGGATCATACCGCTGTTCGTGACGAGGTTCATGCTGCTGATCCGGAAGTGATTGTTCATCTTGCCGCTCGGACCGAAGTAGAAAAATCTTTTTATGAACAGACTGTGTTCAGCGAGATTAACTATGTGGGCACGGTAAACTTGATTGAGGCCGCAAGCCAACTTTCAAATCTAAAGAATTTTGTGTTTGCTTCTACTATGGAAGTATATGGTTGGCAACCTATCAGTGACCTTATCAGAGACGGAAATGAATCTGAAATTGAAGTCTTTGATGAAACTACAATTCCCAATCCCAATGCTCCGTATTCAGTAGCAAAATTTGCTTGTGAAAAGTATTTGGAATATGCAAGCAGAAGCTACAACTTCCCGTATACTATCATTAGACAAACTAACGCATACGGTCGTAAAGATAATGACTTCTTTGTTACAGAACAAATCATCACGCAGATGCTAAAGAACCCAAATGAAATCAATTTGGGGTATGGGGTACCGTATCGCAATTTCTTGTACATCGATGACTTAATTGATGCTTGGGAAGTTATCATCGATAACCCAGGCAAGTGCGTAGGTCAATTGGTCTGCTTGGGTCCTAACAATGCAATTCGTATTTCAGACTACGTGGATATGATTGCAAAGAAGTTAAATTGGGAAGGTAAAGTCAACTGGAATACCAAACCAGCTAGACCCGGAGAGATTTATCTGCTAAACAGTAGTAATGCAAAGCTTACTAAAATGACTGGATGGGAACCCAAGATCTCACTTAGTGACGGGTTAGATAGAACAATTGAATTTTGGAGAACACATTTAAATGTCTAGTGGTCATCATGCACACACAACACTCGGTCAGGCAAAGTACAACAGAACGATAGCAGGCACTCTACCCAGCCAAACTGTATTTAGGCTTGATTCTGCTAGAAATCGCAAGGTAAGAAAAGAGAAGGAAAAGAAGATGGGTTGGTTAAAACGTAAGTTTGCACAATGGTGCCGCGAAGCATGGGAAAATTCTCGTCATGAGGATAGAACATATGCAGTAGTAGACTCTGTTCAATCTCGGAGCATTGATGCAAACAAGAGCATTCGCTTCACTATCTATCCAGCATCTGGAGGCTACGTGATTGAACATTACAAAAATGAACGTATGCGAGAAAGTGATGGGCCGACGCTGACTATTGTTAACAACGGTGACAGTATTGGTCAAGCGATTGAACACGTTATTGCAGTTGAATCGTTGAAGGCATAATGGCTAAAGAGAAACTATCAGCAGACGAAAAGTTTGAGAAGGTCGAGTTTGACCTTTTCGACGCAATTGCGGCTATTGACCGCAAAGACTATTCGTATTACGATAGATTGACTCCCGAACAGCAGAAGAAGTTCGTGCCGTTTATGATGTTGCATTGGATTAGTGCAATTAAAGGTAGCGAAGGGCTATCACGCTATTACGTTATGAGTACAAACGAGTATGCAAACAAATACTTGTTCAACGAAAATGTAATGAAGCATCCTAAACTACAGTGGCTAATGTTGTGTTCAGCAAGCCCGGGTATGGGAAAACAATTTCATCAATGGATCCCTCATATTCGTGAGCGTGTCAGTAAGTTGAAAGAATCTCCTAAAACTAAAGAGATTAAGGATTATTACAAAAAGATATATCCTAAATCAAGTGATAGTGATCTTAACTTAGTAACTGATGTTTTTGTTGACAACCATAGAAAAAAGATGTATATTGCAGCTAAGTTCCCCGAAATGAAGTTTGATGAGATTGAGTTGTTAAGTGAAATTATTACAGACGAAGATATCAAAAAATACGAAGAAGCCTTCGGTAACTAAAACAGATTTCCAATGCGAATTCTGTAGTAGATATTTTCTGAAGGAAAGAACTATGGTAAGCCATCTGTGCGAGACAAAGCGCAGGTGGCAAGACCGCGACATGCCAGGTAATCGTATCGGCTTTCAATCTTGGCTTGAATTTTACAAAAGAAATACTACAAGTAAAAAGCAAAAGACATATCAAGACTTTGCTAAGAGCGCATACTACATTGCCTTCGTCAAGTTTGGTCATTACTGTGTTGATATTAAGTGTATCAATGTGCCTCGTTATGCTGATTGGCTTTTGAAGAACAACATCAAAATTGATAGTTGGTGTAGTGATAGCAACTATGATAAATTTTTAGTTGAATGTCTCAAGCAAGAAGATCCGCTAGACGCAATCGCTCGTAGCATTGAAACTACAATTGACCATGCCAAAAATGAAAAAGTTCAAAGTAAGGACTATCTACGATATGGTAATAGAAATCGCATATGCAGTCTAGTAGTTAATGGCAAGATTAGTCCGTGGATGCTTTATCAGAGTGAAAGCGGTATTCAGTTCCTTGAAGGAATAGATAGCACTCAACAAAAAATGATATTCGAATACATTAATCCAGAGCAATGGGCTATCAAGTTTAGACGTAATACTGAAATGGTGACACAGGTTAAGGAACTGTTGAATGCCGCAGGCTATTGATACTTACAAAGTAGTTCGTCGCGGCCAAAAATACTGCGTGAGAGTGCGTGGGGTACTTAACACTACTGATTCATTTAACTGGTGTAAAGAGCGTAACATGAGTTACCATATCAAGCGGCGGTTTAATGTAGGATATACTTGGGATAGTGAAGGACTCTATAGAAGCCGTTGGGACTATGACTTCATCTTTGACGAAAAGAAAGAAGCACTGACCTTTATCCTGGGGTATCTATGAACAAGTTTTTTCATATGGATGCTAAACTTTTTGATACATGGACTGACCAACTGATTGATAAGTCCTACGATTACCGGCAGATTGGTATTTCAAATGAACACTGTAATCAGATATCCGAATCGGAATACGGTCTACGATTGGTTAACTGGCCCGATAAAGCATTTGAAGTTGTAGATGAACGTAAGTACACTGTCTTCCTACTGAGGCACCGATGAGGTTTAGTGTCTCTCCGCAACATATGAAGCCATTTGTCATTGTTGTTGACTACAAGTTTTATGTTAAGAATGAGCAAGAGATTACTGACTGGGCTAATAAATGCACTCCGGGCTGGGCATTAACCGGCATGGTGTTAGAGTTTAAGAATGAACAAGATAGGCTAGCATTTTTATTACGGTGGGACTAATGTATACGCTGTGTATAAACGATAAGAACAATCAAACTCAGTCCTGGTGGTTTAACTTTTTGTTTAGCCTCGATGATACTGATGTAAAAACAGGATTAAAACAGTGGGGAGGAAGAGTTGAATATGACAGTACTGGATACAGCGATACTATTATATTTGACAGAGAAGAAGATATAGCATGGTTTCTATTAAAATGGACATGATTAAACAACTTAAAGAACGCTGGAAGGGTTACAAAGAGAAACGCTTCTTAGAAAACTATGGCTGCAAGACTTGGCGTGAATACGAACGCAAGTATGATCCTAATATTGGTTACAGAGCAAGATGGGCCCACACCTTTTATCACGGATACCCCCATCTAGTTCCAATAGAACCAATTGGTGTTGCACTGTATGGATTAAAATATCATGACCTAGTTGAGCAAATGATGGAATGGTGCGAACAGAATTGTCAAGGTAAGTGGCGCAATGATTGGCATCGCGGCTTTTGGGACCATCATGGCAACTACGAACTGAATAGCATTGGCGGTGGCGATATGATGTTCTTTGCATTCAAAGAAGATGCAGATTACATTTGGTTCAACCTAACCTGGCAATGAATCACTATGATGAAAAGAATGGGTGGGAGCATACGAAGCCAGGTTGGTACGAGATAGTTATTCCAGCACGCCAATTTCGGGAGGCGGTGTACAAACACACTGTAATGTTAGGATGGATATACGCTAACATAGGGAAATGTGAACATCATTGTAGATGGCAGTTTGACAATGATAGCTTAAAATACAAATTTAGATATGAAAGAGATTATATATGGTTCAAACTAACATGGGGCTAAGACCCGTAGCAGAAGAAATTATTGATGTAGTTCCACAGTCTCAGAAGATTAAGAAGAAGATTGCGGTAGATGGTATCTGGGAAGATAGAACATTCATTCGCATTCCTATAGGTTCAGAAAGAATGGGACCAAGCGAACTAGAAGTATGGTGTCGCAAAAGATTAGGGGGACCTAAATATTTAGGTGAGTGGTTCAAGGTATCGGGATATATAGTGCTTGACGAAAAAACATACATGTTTTGGAAGTTGTGTGAATGAATACTGAGGGATTAGAACTTAAGTTTACTAAGCTAGATGGTAGGCATCGTGGGCACAATGAGTTTACTCATTATGTTAGTGTATTAGAAAAACCCACTAGCAAGTATTACCAACCAATTAAATATTCTGTTGCGGGGTTTTTTGCATTAAGATCACTGTGTTCAGAAACATGGGGACTTTCATGTGAACGAGAACTATATCTACAGTTAAAACCTAAGGTCGCTAATAGTGTGTCAGATGTGCCTCTCAATAATCATTGGGTATGGCATACCGATCTAAATAACAATCAGTATAGAATATATCTAAAAAGTGATGAAGAAAGAGCTTGGTTGTTATTAAAATGGTAAATGAATTAACTGATGGCGAAGGTTATCTATTCTTTGAGAATATTATTCCTATAGACTTGATTGACACGTTCAATGATAAATTAGATACCCTATATCCCGTCAGAGCAGTTAGTACTGATAGACAATATGCAGAACGAGATAAGATAAAAGAGCTACCGAATATAAACGTTTGGTGGAGTCAAATGGTTATGGATTGGCCAGAGGTACAAGCTATTAACGAAATTCTTATCTCCAAAATTAAGCTAGAACTTGCTGATGCTGTGTTCTATGCTAGTGATGTTGTAACTATCAGCGGTGACAGTAAATGGATAAATCCACATGTTGATACTCCTCATAGATTTAAACAATGGAATGAAGATGAAAGGTTATTAGGAGTACAGTGTATCGTTGCCTTACAAGACACTACTCCTGAGCAAGGTTCAACTGGATTTGTTCCTAGAAGTCAGATACAAGATTGGGATATTGATATGTGCTATAGCGGTGCATATAACAAATATTTCTACAGTTTGTCCGAACAGCGACATATGACTAAAGGAAGTGTCTTGATGTACAACTGTAGATTGTTGCATAG